GGGTGGACATCCCTGCCAACGTGCAGACAGCGCCGGCAGTCAACACTGAGGTCAGGAACTTCTTCGAGGACAAGAACCCGTTCCGCGAGGCGTCTACCGTGCATGGAAGAATTACCATGAGCGAGCGCCCGCTGATCGTGGCCGGTATGGGTATCCGTCAGTCAGGCTCGCTGGGGCAGTTCATCCATTTCGTAGAGAAGTACCAGATCCCGTTCATCACCACTTACGGTGCACAGGACTACGCACCCTACGATCACCCGCTGAACATCGGCACACCGGGAGTCAGGGGCAACAGGGCTGGCAACTTTGCCATGCAGAACGCTGACTTGCTGCTGTTCTTGGGCACGTCGCTGGGAGCCACGGTCGTCGGCTATGACCCCAAGCAGTTCAACCCCACGGCCTACAAAATCTACGTGGACATCGAGCGGGACGAGCTGAACAAGGACATCATCCCGGTGGATTGGAAGATCGAGACTAACCTCAAACAATTCTTTGGAGCCATGCTATGACGCGGGAAGAATGGGTTCAGAAGTGCCAGCATTGGAAGGCCAAGTGGCCTGTCATGCAGCCGGAGTATCTGAGCGACACTCACGGCCTGAACATCTATGCCGTACTCGAAGCCATCCACCAGCACAGCCCGGACGATGCAGTGATCATGTGCGACGCCGGGAGTGCCTTCTACATGGTGCCGCAGGCGTACAGGATCAAAGGCAAACAACGACTGGTCATGAGTCAATCACAAGGCGACATGGGCTGGGCGCTACCAGCAGCTATCGGCGTAGCAAAGGCAGGGGCCAAGAACGTCATAGCCATCATGGGAGACGGCAGCTTCATGTCCAACATGCAGGAGCTGGCAGTGATCCGCGAGCACGACCTGCCTATCAAGATCATCATCCTTAACAACAAGGGATACCTGAGTATCAAGAACACGCAGTCCAAGTTCTACGGCAACGTGCACGGCGTGGACAGTGATACCGGCCTATGGTTTCCAGACTTCCTTGATCTTGCCGATCCTTTCCACATCAACGCGGTCAAAGTCTGGGGTCATGCAGTCATGCACAAGTACATGCCGCAGGTCTTTGAGACAGTGACACCCTACATCATGGATGTTCTGTGCTTACAAACCCAGAACATCCTGCCATCCCAGTCCTTCAAGGATGGCAAGCAGGCACCGCTACACGACATGATGCCTTTCCTATCTGACGAAGAACTAGCCGCTGAGATGGTGAACAAATGAAGATAGCCATCCTTGGAGCTACCAGCCAGATTGCCAAAGACCTGATCCTGTCCTTCAGCGACGAGCACCAGCTTGAGCTGTTCTCCCGCGAGGCCACGGCCATGGGCAGGTGGATGGTCGAGAACAACCTGCGCAACTACAGCAGCAAAACGTATTTCGACTTTCCTGCTACCAGCGGGCTGAACGCCATCATCAACTTCGTGGGCGCAGGCAACCCAGAGCGAGTCAAGAAGATGGGAGCAAACATCTTCAACATCACGGAGACGTTTGACCGCATGGCTCTGGATTACCTTGAGCACAACAAGGACTGCCTGTACATCTTCATGTCCAGCGGCGCAGCCTTTGGGGACAACTTCTCCACGCCCGCAGATGCACAGAAGACTTGCGTGCTGCCTATCAATAACCTCCAGCCAGAGCATTACTACGGCGCAGCCAAGGCCATGGCAGAGATCCGGCACAGGGTAACTGACAGGAATATCATCGACCTGCGACTGTTCAACTACTTCAGTCACACGATGAGCTTAAAGCACAGGTTCATGATCACAGATATGATCAGAGCCATCCAGTACAGAGAGCCGTACCGCGTTGACCGCAACATCATCGTGCGGGACTACATCGGCCCGCTGGACTTCTACCAGATGATCAACGTGCTGCTATCCACAGACAACATCAATACCGCCATCGATTGCTACAGCCGCCAGCCTGTGAGCAAGGACACGCTGCTTACCAAGATGGCCGAGCGGTACGGGCTGGAGTATGAGACCACAGGCTACCAAGCTGGTATGCCTACCACTGGGATCAAGGAGAAGTACTACTCCACCAACACAGCGGCGTACGCACTAGGATACCGGCCCACCCTGACCTCGCTGGAGACCATCTTCATCGAAGCAGACAAGATCCTGAAATAGCATGTGGTGCCCTTCTTGTGACAAACCTACGCAGGTGACTGACACCCGCAAGTACCGGGACATTACCGGTACGTTTGACTTCGTACACCGTCAGCGCGTGTGCAGGCATTGTGACCACCGGTTCCTGTCCATCGAGATACCGCAGGAAGTCTGGGAGAAGCACTACAAACTACCGAAGAAATACAGGAGGGAAGATGAAGAAGAGTGAGAGCTACAAAAGCTGGTCTGCCATGGATGCGTCAAAGCAGGGGGTGTTACAAGAGTCTGCCTTTTCCGCCGGATGGGATGCGGCTACCAAGCGGTGCATCGATATTCTCAAGACCACATACATCATCGACGACGGCGAAGACTATGCCCAGCTAGTTCTGGATCGAATCAATGAAGACAGTTAAGCAGTATATGAACGAGGTGGCAGAGATTGGCTGTGTGCTCTGCCATCATCTGGGCTACGGTCACAGCCCTGCTCACCTGCATCATCCTCGCGACGCGGTTGGAGGAGCACAGAGAGCGTCAGATTGGCTGGTGATTCCACTCTGCCCGGAGCACCATCAGGGACAGAGCGGATACCATGGGTTAGGAAGCAGGGGGTTCTATACACGGTACAAGCTCACAGAGTGGGACTTGATGGCCATGACTATTGAGAGGCTGCATAACTCTTCTTGACCTCCAGACGGGCTTCCTCCATCTGGCGGGCGATCTCCCCGATCAAAACCTTCATCCGGTCGATCTCTTCCTTCTTCTGAGCGCCGGTCATGTTCTCGTCGTTGCGAATAGCCTGGATTGCCTGACGCATCTTGGCCATATCCTTGGACGCATTGTCGTAGAACTTGGCCATGGCAATCTTGTCGCCCTTCTCCTTCAGGATCTCCTGCACCTTATCTGCCTGACCTAGCTGCGCGAAGTGCCGCATGTCAGCATAGGCTTGGCTGATTTCTTTGTTGTTCTCGTAGAAGGCCGTGACGTACTTGGACTGCGTAGCCGGCAGGGACTTGATGAATCCCATCGACAGAGTTTCAGTCCAGTTATTGTCAGGATAAGCAGACTTGGAAAACGGCATCACAGCATAGTGCGACAGCCAAGATGCGGTGCTTCCGAGCCATCCGAAGAAAGCCTTGATTGTGTAATCAGTTTGCACTGGAGACAGTTCTTTGGATTCTGGCAGAAATACGTTTGCCACTTCTGACAATCCTATTGCCAGTGGGCTGGTCTTTTCTGCAATCCTTTGTGCTTTAGATAAACGCTCCATGCCCGCAGTCTCAATCGGCGCACCGGTAAAGCTGTCCTTGTTGGCGTACAAGTCCACCAGCGGCTTTGCGACCTGTGGAAGATTTACCGCAAAGGTGTCAGTCAACATACGAGACAGGCTCTCTTTGAACACCTTGCCTTCTACACCTTGGTCGAAGATCTGCTCCGCCACGCGCTCGGCAATCGTACCAAAAGCGCCTACTTCAAACGGCTTTGGAATGCGATAAGCCTGATCCATTCCTGGCAACTTAAACCACCAGAAGTTGTCGCGATCCCACTGTTCGCGCTTCTTGAACTCATCGTCATCTTTGAATGCCATGTACAGCGCAAGTGATGCCAAAGCTACAGCAGACATAATGATGCTGAACTGCTCTGCCCGCTGCTTGTCTGTGGCCTCTATTGGCTTGCCAGTGGCCGTGTTGTAGATCACCCGGCTAGTTGGAATAATCCCATCCCTGCCCAATTTGTACAGACCCTGCACACGCGCATTCAAGAATGGAACTACTTGCGTCAGAAAGCGGAACGCAGGCCATGATCCCTGCATGGAAAAGTCCAGCATGTCGCGAGCGTAGAACGATGCCTCAAGATGGCTGTAGCCTTGCTCTTTCAACTGCTTGTACAGCGCCATGCGGTTGGCAGATTCTGACTTGTTTCCCCACTCCTGATACTTGTTCCACAAGAACTGCGATGCCTTTTTAATTTTCTCAGGGGTGTCAAGAATTGTGTTTGCCGGAACACCTTTATCAAGTAACCGCTTGATAAGTTTTGCTTGGTCGCCCTCGTAATAAGATCCAAAGTTGAACACAGCACCGCCGGCCAGCGCAGAGATATGCGCAGGATTGTTGCGGTCAGATGCAGCCCAACCTTGGATGACGTTCGCAAACGGGTTCTTCTTCAAGTCTGTCACAGCCATAGCAGACACAGAGTCGCGGATTAAGTTTCGAATCTTGAACGCCGGAGACAACGTGACACCAAACTGGAGCATATTCTTGAACCCGCGAGCCACCTCAAGGAACTTGGACTTCGGCCCCATGTAACCTATGGACATAATGGACTCTAGCAACAAAGGCTCCTTGACATCAAAGTAGGCTGGTTTGCCGTCAATCACAGTCTTGACCGTGCCTTTGCCGCTAGTCGTGTACTCTGGTTTTAAGGATCCGTCGCCCACCATCTCGCCTGTGCGACTGCTGTAAACCTTTCCATCAATCCAGTCTAGCCCGACCTTGAGGTTAGGATATGCGCCATCAAGCTTCATGGCCGCCTTGATGGTTGCGTTGGCTGCCTCGTTCTTCATGGCCGCAGACAGGATATGACTCCAGTTCCGCAGGGTGTTCTCCATCAGATCACCGAACGGTTTCTCTCCGCCCTTGAGAGCTTTTGAGAAGTACTGGTTTACCAGACCTGACTGCGTGGCGGCAGCCTGAACGTCGCTGTTCTCGTCCAGCATCTTGTAGAACGGGATGTAGTTAATGTCACGGGCGTAAACCTTGTACGCCTCCTCATCAATAATTCCCTGCTCTTTTGCAATTTTCAGCACTGACTGGTTCAGCTTGTTCATGTCTTTCTGAACTTGCTTGTAAACTTCTAGCCGAGACTTGTCCCCAATCTTTCCTGAAGATAACTGGTCGCGCCGCTCAACAATTTTAGGGTTGATCGACGGAGCCTTGATGCTGCTCTTGAGCTTGCCAATCTCTACGCGCTTGGATGTAATTGCTTTATCAACATCACTTCTGTAGTCATCCAAACTTTTCCGCAAAGACTTGAGCGCATCTCTTTTCTTGGCAGAAGAAAGGCTGTCATCATCAATAATCTTCTTGGTTTCTTTGTCAAAAGCTTTCCCAGCCTCTGTCTTCAGGCCGCCCATCCTCTTGATCTCTTGTTCAGCCGCAGAGATTTCATCGCGAGCACGGTTGGATTTTTCAGTAATCGCCGCATCACGTTGTAACGCCACCCAGATCTGGTAACGGTCAACCTCTGCCCCTACCGGCTCCAGCACCTTCAGCAGTCCTTTGGTGTCCTTGGCAATATCAAGAGCGCCGTCAGTCAGCTTGACCTCGCCGTTAAACAGAATGCCTTCCAGCGCACCGTCGATAGTCTTCGACATGCGGGCTTTCATGTACGCTTCTTGGCTGATGTCCTTGATAGACCGATACTGGTCGGCCACACCCTGCGCCAGCTTCATCCAGAAGTCGTCGCGCATCCCGTCAATCTTGTCGATGATGGTCTTGCGTTCAGGGGCAAAGACTGGCTCCAAGTCGGCATACAGATCGTCAGACACGCCCTCGAACTGACTCTTCTTGAGAGTGCGCTTTTGCAGAGATTTCTTGGCTTTTTGCTTGACCGCCTCAACTTTGCTAGGCTTGCCGGCCTGCTCGAACAGCGTACCTTGGACTGGAGCTTCATCCGGCCTTACACCAAAGCTGTACTGCTTGGAGATGATCCTGTCTCCAACCGTGTTTACATCTTCGTCAAGGATGGATTCTGTGGTCTTGACCAACTGATCGAGCGCGGTCAGGTATGGCTTGGTAACGTTCAGTATCTTGCGGATCAACTCCACAAGCTTGTCCATGATGGTCTGCTCGCCAACCTTGATCTCTGACAGGAACTCCTGCATGTCGCGGTCTGCAATACCCCATGCCACCAGCTCGTCAGGGCCGGTTAAAGGATTGATCTCACCTGCGTATACCTTCTCCATAAACGGAGTAAGACGGCCAGCCCGCACCTCTGTGTTGAAGTGTGTGACAACCTTGTTGAAAAGATCGCGCAGTTCCTTGACTATCGGATCATCACCTTTCAGCACGTTGATCTGGCCGACAGTGGCCGCGTGCAGCAGCTCATGCAGGACAGTGATGTACCGAGTGCCTGGCGGATAGCCTCTCTGATTGTCAACAACAGCAGCACCATTCAAGGTTATCTTGATGGATGCCATCTTCTGTTCACCGCGCTTACCAAAGTCGTACTCGGTCAAACCGCGAGCGGCAGACATTTTCAACGGACGGCGCTCACCAGACGTAACCTCGAAGTCCAGCTTGATGCCGCGCTTGGCCATGCCGTTCAAGCGGTTGGAAACCTTCTGGGCGATGGCCTTGGCAAAGTCGTTGGGCGCATTATCGACAGCCCATTGTGCCGCTTGCAGCAGAGTCTTGCCAGTCAGCTCTTTCTCGATGCGAGCGTGCTCCGGGTCCTTGTTGATGACTAATTTGGCCTGCTCGGAAACTTGTTTTGTTTTTGGTGGGTTGCTTTTATCTATAACAACAACCGCTGGAATATTTTGTTTTCCTAGCGCGTCAAGAGCATCAATCCTATGAGCGCCCTCTAAAATATAGTTGCCATCTCCAGAATAAACAACAATTAAAGGATTTATTTCCCCCGACTGAGATATTTGTTCTGCTAGATTTCTAGTCCTTTGATCAAGGGCATCTAAATTTCCAGTTGCCGGCCCTGGCTCACCAAGATCAGATATTGGCACTGATCTAATACCAGGAAGAACCGTGTAATCTTCTAAAGAAGCTTGAATTGAAGAAAGATTTGGAACATCTTTTCTTACCGTAAGTCCATCAACTACTTCGCCGGGCAAAACTCTTGGCAAGGATTTTTCAAAATTTTCTTTATTTTGTTCCGCAGCACGACCACGCCCCTCCTCCTTCAGAAGATCCTGATCTGGGAAGTACTCTTCTTCCTCGACAGGCTCTGGTAGCGGCTCTTCTATTCCAACAAACCCTTCTTCCGGCGCAAGCTGCGCAGCCTCTGCCCGACGCTCCTCTACCGGCAACTCTGACACCGCTTCTTGAGCTATGTCCGGTGATTTGAGTTCAGAAATGCGCTGGTCAATCTGCGATAGCTGCTCTGCGAAGTCGTCAATCTGACTTTGTGTTTCGTACTCAAGAATTTTTGATCTTGGATTTTGCGCTTCTTCTGAGCGCAGCAAATTCTTGATGTACTCTTGAGAATCCGAGGCATCAAAAGTACCGGAGTCATGGCGCATAGCAGGCGGCAACCACTTGTCCAAGATGCCGTCTTCTACCAAGTCCGACAATATTGAAAATTTCTTGCCCTCTTTGGCAACCAGATATGCAACGGATTTTTCTGGGCTAATGTCAAAAACATCCTCTGGGCCAAGCCTGCCCTTCAAGGTTGTTTTCAAATCTCCAGACTTGTCCACGGCACTACCGCGCAGCGCACGCATCTGCTTGTCTAACTCGTTGGCTTGTTTGGTTAGATCCTTAATCTCAAGATCAACCTCAGACTTGGGCGGTTTAGCAGTCTCCAACTTCATGGTGGCGCGACGGAAGTCTGCCAGCGCCTGATTGACGGATTCAGTGACCTCATCTTCAGGAATGGCACCTGACTCCATTTGTTGCCGTAACTGCATTAGCTCTGGACGCACAGGCTCACGGGCACGACGGATGCCGTCCATGATCATGTCCATCTTCAGTCCTTGCAGCTCTTGAATTCTTGCCTGAACCTCTGCCGATTTTGGCTGCTGTTTAAGAAACTCAACCTCTTGAGTGGCCTCACCATACGTCATGGCCGGACGTGCAATCTCTTCAGCAGTCGGCTCCTCAAACTCACCCCTTCGCTCAACCGGTTGGGGTTCGTATTTTTTCTGGAACTGCTCTTCTTCGTAACGCGCCAGATCCTCCCTAGTCATAGCCACAGATCCGTCCGGCAACGCAACAGGCACGAACGCACCCTTACCCTCCAACAACAACGGGATCTGTTTTTCTTCTACTGGCTTAGGCTTTTCCTGTTCCTTCGCAATAGCAGTTTCTTCTGCTGGTGGTAACGTTTCCACCTGTTGCCTACGTGACAACCCAGCAGCAGTGCCTAGTCCAGCGCCACCTACAGCCGCCATACCCATGGTTTCGCCCAGACCTTCTGTCAGGCTTTGATCGGGTTTGACGTTTCTAATAGCCAAGTTTTGAAGTACTTTGCCTCCGCCTTCTTCCACCATCTCGGCAGCAGCTTCACCAGCACCACCCTTGACCATGCCAGCCAGCTTGCCACCCTTGATCGGGACTTTGGCCATAGCTTCTTCAATTGCACGGCCGCCAGGCAGGCTATTTACTAATCCTGAGAGCGCACCTGCTGCAATACCAACTGCTCTTGCGTAGCCAAGGACTTGGCCAGTAGCCTCTTCTGGGGATACACCTTTGCTGACCAGCTCTTCGTGCATCCGCTTGAAAGTCTCTGCGCCAACGTCAGCACCTTGCTGTACTGCGCCTGTAGCTACAGCGCCGCGCATAGCTCCAGTTGCCATGCCAGCCTTCGCAAGACCACGAGCTACAGCCAAGCCCGGCAGCAGGTTGGGAGCCTGCTCTGCGATAAAGTTTGTCAGCAGACCGGGATCCTTGACGGTCTCTATGAACGCAGTGATACCCGCCTTTACTTCACCTTCTGCACCAGCTTCTTTGATCTTGGCCGCACGCTCGGCTTCAGCCTGCTTTAGCCCCGGAGACTTCATCTCTTCGGCATACTCGCGGACTTTGCGTCCAACCTTGGTCAGGCCGGTGTCAGAGAAGTCGCCCGTAGCCAAGCCGTACAGTTGGCCTGGTAGCTGTGCCAGTGCCCCCACACCAGATACGCCGCCGGCAAGAATATCTTTCAGCATCGCGCGTTCTTTGGGTGCGGCAGAAACGTCAAACTGGTCAAACGGATTGCCAGCTTTGGTCTGCGCATCAAACTGGTCAAACGGGTTTGCCATTTATCTTGCCCCTAAAATACGCGCAGCAGCACCGGCCCCATATTTAGCATCAAAATCCGCTGCAAGAGCAGGATTCTTTTTCAGATAATCTACCGCAGCAGCGGGCGGCGTAGTTGTTGTTTGTGGGCCAGCACCACCAGCTTGCAGCCTTCTTGTTTCCTCATCTACTGCTCGTTGATACGCACCAGGTTCACGCAAAGTCATCGCAAAATTTAAATCAACCTGCGCCCGTCTGTTGACGTTGTCAGCGGCCTTGTCAGCCAGTGCGGCCGCGCTTACGCCGGGGCCACCACGAACAACAGCAATTGCATCAGCCAAAGTTGCGTTTGGATTGGTTTTCTTCATATCCGCCAAAACGCTTTGAGCCAATTGTTTGGTTTCTCCAGGCATACCAGCAACCGCCACCCTCGTGCCACGCTCGTAAGTAGCCAACTCTTTTTGCAGTTTGTAGTTGAGTTCAGCTTTTGCCATTTCAGTGGCAGTTTGCTTATCAACCTTTTCTTTTTCTTGCAATATGTTGGCGTGAACTTGAATTGCTTTGTTGTAAGCATCTGTCTGTTCTTTTTCCAGAACGTCTTTCTTATCAAGAAGAGACTGGTAGCGGTTAGCGGCTTTACCGGATGTATCGCGTTTCATGCGATCTTCTGCCATCATCAGTTCGCGCTCATTCTTCTTGATATCGCGTTCCGACTCTCTAATCTCACGCAAAGCACCGCTGTATTGAGCAACAGCTTGGCGACCGACGTTAGCTAGTGTCTCAAACTCTTGACCGCGACGAGCGCCCATCAGACCCAAACCAGCCATCAGCAAGGCTTCACCCTTGGCTTCTTCGCGGCGACCCTTAAGTTCATCCCTGCGTCCAGCTTCTTCTTCACGCATACGTTTGTACATCTCAGGATCAACGCCAGCCATCTGTTCTGACTTGCGACTGATATCAAACTGCTCCTCAAGACTTGGCGCTTTCATGGGCGCATACTCACGGAACCTTAGTCCGCCTGGAAGTGTTGGCATACCGCCTTCATCTTCAGGACGGCTGGCAAGACCCCTGCGCATGGTGTCACTGGCAGATACTAGGTCTCCATCGGCAAACGCAACGATTCCACCGCCCGCCATGTTCTGTAGGCCGCTTGGCAATCCTGCCACACCAGCACTTTGCTCCGGCGCACCCGGCGCTCCCATCACACCCTGCGAAATCTGACCTTGTGCCGTAGTCGGCGCTGCCAAGACATCCTCTGCCACAGTGGTCTGTGGAGGAGTCATGGCCGACTTGGCGATGCGGTCGATCATCATGCCCGCCATCAGTGCACGCTGCGGGTCAATTAACCCCATCTTCACCATACGTGCCAGATCAGGTTTGCTGTACTTTGTGGCCAGCTCGCGGATCTCGTCTATCCGCATCCCGAAGTCATCGCGCCTCATGATCAACCTTTCGAGAGATGTTCAACTGCCAGATCTGCTAGACCGCCGCCAGCAAACAGCTTGCTTGCCCCGTACAGAGCCGTACCCATACCAGCCAACTGTGCCGCCGTGGACGGAGGTGCTTGGTAGATCTGTTGAGTTGTGCCAGTCGGAACGCCCTTGAGCATTTCCTGCATGAACGCAAGTTGCTGGTACGGATACTGTTTCTGCTGGAGAAAGTCTTCGTACTGGCGGGTAAGCTGTGCTTGTTGGAGCGCCTGACGCTGCTGGCCGGCTGCTTGCAGTGCGTTGATAATCGCCTGCTGCTGCTGCATCTGCTCCTGGCCTAGCGCACCCAATCCCTGTGCCGCCTGTAGCTGTGCCTGCAAACCCTGCATACTGAGACCTGCGCCGTACTGACGGGACTGCTCCTGCGCCTGCTGGGCTGCCAGTGCTCTCTGTGCTTCCGTGCCGTAGAGATTCTGAGCTTGCTCGTATGCGGCCTGCAAGCCAGCCTTCTGGATGTCGGCTTTCTGCTGCGCCAGATTACGTGCAGCCTCTGCCTCCATAATCGCCTGACGTGAACCACCGTATGCGCCACGGCCAACAGCCTGTGCCTTCAATCCTTGGGCTGCGATATCTGCCTGACGCTGGGCTTCACGCTGCTGGATGTCGATCACGTTCTGGGCGTAGGGCGACATGTACAGGCCAGCCAAGCCGGGAGAGGTAAAGCTTGCCGTACCGAACTGCTGCGGAGCGTACTGCACATCGCCAGCCTTTAGGCCGGCTGAAGTGGCAAACTGTGATGCTGTGCCAAGCTGCTGTGAGGGGCCGAGATTGGCTACAGCCTGCTGGGCAGTAAGCTGGAAAGGATCAAAACCCGCTATGCGCTCACCCTTGTACGCTGTGTACGGAGTAGAAGCTTCAGCCATCGCACGCTGCGCGGTCTCGTAGACCATCGGCTGAAACTCTTTCGGGTACGTCAGTTGCGTGACAGACTGCGAGGTAGGCTGACTTGCGCCACCACCACTGTCATACAGACGAATCTTTCCGCCTTCAGCCTTGAACGCGCCCAAGTCACCGGGGATAAACCCAGCTTCCATCATTCCAAAAGATATACGGCTCATGGTAGCCCCTACTCAAAAAATCTCTGGTACATCACGCTCTGCGCCTTGTACCCATAATGTTCTGCGTGCTTCTTCCAACCTGGCCTGCCGATGAACTCTATCCCACGGCAGCCTGCTTGCTTCGCATACTCCTCCGCATACCTTTGCATTAGATCCTCAATCTCGACCATGTAGTTCGGTGTCATGGCCGCATACTGGATCACCAGCATCTTGCACTGCGGGTACTGCTTGACCTCTGTGATGAAGTGACCGTGCGCCTCGTTGGTCTCTGCATCAAACACAACCCATAAAGCCATCTCGCCGCTGAACAGGAACCGCAGGATATCGTCCACGGTTGCCCTGCCACGACTGCGCTCTGCCGACTCCATCAGGTATGGCAAGATTGCCGGGATAGTTCCAGCAATCCTACCGTACGGTATCAGCGCAATATCGAGCTTCATGCAGGCAGAAGCTTCTCTGCCTTACTGTCTACCGCAACCCTGTCTTTGCCCACGGACTTGCGACGAGCGCGCTGGATTCTGTCCATCATCGCGTACAACTTGCGAGCACCAGCATCTGTGGAGCCGTTGCCAAGCTCAGACACGATACGAGCCGGTACTACAAATTCACCATCAGCAAGACGAGCAGGCTGCCTGCCCCCAATAGAAGCAGGGATTGAATCAGATACTCCATCGCCAGGTCCTTTCAATAAACGCCCACCGTCTGAGTAATCACCAAGGTGGTAGCCGCCACCAGCGTAGCCACCCTCTGCCATCTGCGTCACACCTTGCTGCTGCTGTGCGCGAAGGGCTGCGAGTATGGCCTCGATAGACTGCGGAGACTGCGGTGCTTGTGCGTACGGCTGGAATCCAAACACGTTCTGAGGTTGAGGCGCTGCAAACTTCAAGCCAGTTTGTAGTGCCGGCGCTTTCTCTGCTGCTTGTGTAGCCAGTGTCTGCAATCCCATCTGCTCTTGGAACGTCGGGTTCAGTGGCATCGCACCTTCCAGCGTGACAGCGCCACGAGTCAGTGGAGCCTGCAAGCCTGACGGGGTAGGAGCAACACCGCCGGTAATAGCACCAAGACCTGTGGCAGCCTGCTGCTGCGGCGTGTATTCCAGAACGGTTCCCGGCGCATACCTTGGGGCAGCCGGTGTCGGCACAAGCGGCTGGGTCAACTTACCCAGATATTCCTGTGATCCCTTCAGGATACCTTCCAGTCCTTGAGGAGTCTGCTGCGCACCCATGTACTGCTTCAGCTCATCCATGCTGGGCGTACGGCCAAGGATGTCGCGATAGGCCGTGGATACCTGCTCTGGCGTCAATGATGCTGCCATGCGCTGCTGCTCTTGCAGGGCTTCCTCCGCCGTCTTCTGCTGTGCTTGGAATGCCTGCTGCGCGACAGTGTTCAGGTTCTTAAGATACGCCGGCTGCTGCTGGAGGAAGTTCCTCATCTGGTTGAAGTTGGTGATCCTCGCCTTCTTCATGGATGCCAGCTCGCCAGTGGTAGGCTGACGGCCAATGTAGTACTGGAAGTTCTCCTTGAAGTCGTCGTCTGTGTACTGGACGCTTGCCTTCACGTCAGGCTGGTTCATGGCGAACTGGGCAATAGCTGCATCAGTCGTCTGCGTGCCAAGGAACCTGTCCATCTCCGCCTTGGTGGGGCGACGGCCAGCTACATCCTCGAACACAGCCGTGATGTCGTTCTCTTCCATCAGGCGGCGCGTTGTGTCATAGCCTGGCACTTTCGTGAACGGCTTGAATTCTGTAATCGGAGGAGCTTCCGATGACGGTATCAGCTTGCCGGTCTTTGGATCCTTGATGTATGCAGGCGTGTAACCGGCAGCGCCAGACTTGAGATCAGCAATTTGCTGTTGTATTTTGCTGGCCTCACCTGCTGACTGCAAATTACCGGGCAACGATGCCAACTGTTTCTCAAGCTCCGCAATCTTCGCAGAGTTGTCTCCACCAAGACCTCTAGTAACAGTCTGCGGACGAATAGCTTGAACGCCGGTAGCCTTGCGACCGGTCTCTTCCTGCCATGCCCTCTTCTCTTCCGCTAGTGCATCTTGATATGACTGGAACTTGGCCATCGCTGCTTCGTTCTGCTCGCGAGCCTTATTGGTCGCAGCCTCGTTGGCAGCAATCAGCTTGTCACGCTGGGCAACGGCATCTTGATATTGCTTGGCAAAAGCAGCGGCACTCTTTGCTGGTGTTGCTTCTTTGTTCAAGGAGGCAATACGTGTGTCAAAGTCTTTGACAGATGCAGCGTAATCTTTCTTGAAGTTGTTGTACTCGTTCTGACGATTCTTGATTGCATCGGCAAACTCTGTGTTTACGCCGGCAATCGTTGACTTCTGCTCGCGCTGTATCTCAGCGATAGCTGCCTGCTTCTCTTTGGCAGGACGGCCCTTGTCAGCCTGAATCTCACGTATGCGATTAGAGAACTCAGTGTTCAACTCTTTCAGGCGATTAGCCTTGTCCTTGTTGATCTGAGCAATTGCTGCGTTGTAATCCTTGGCAGCGTTCGTAGACTCAGCAGCACGGTTCTTCTTCTGCTCTTGCAGTTCTTTGATCTGGTTCTGCAAGTCGTTGTAGCGATTCTGAACTTCTTCAATATTGCTGTACTTCTCAAGGCTGGCAATACGTTTATCAATAGCAGCGGTGCTTTGCAGCTTTGGCTTGATCTCTGCGGGCTTGGGCACAGCCTTCAGCTTGGAAACAAATCCACCTGTAGCCATGCTGACCAAGGAGGCTAGACCGCCGCCGGCAAACTTCTGCTCGCCTGTGTACGGATCTACAGACTGATAGTCCATCGGCTTGATCACGTCCTGCGCGATAGGATTGTTGCGAGGTACAGCGTAGCCGTATGGCTTGATCTGTGCCATGGGGTACATCTGATTGCCGCCAGTCATGTTCTGCTGCGACATGCGCGCAACCGGCAGATCTGCCAAGCCGCCGTCGGCAAAGTAGCGACGCTCGCCCGTCATGCTGGGATATGCGCCTGCTTGATAGTTGCCGCCAGACTGAGCGATGCGGTTGTATGTAGGGTTGAACGTGGTGTAGCCGCCAGCTTGTTCTTGCGGCATCTTCTGTTCTTCACGAGACAGCGACAGCGCAGCGATACCGGCACCAATTAGCGGCATTTTGTTTTCTTTCAGGAACTGATCCCGGAAAGCTTTGTCTTCTTCCGATCCGCCAAACAGCTTGCCAACATTTCCACCCATAGTCTTGAGCTTGTTCATGATGCTGGACTCTACGCCCTGCGCACCTTGTGCGGCAGCGGCTGGTGCTGGTGCAGTCGGAGCAACCACGGGAGGAGTTGGAGTGGGAGTGGCTGGAGCTGTTGGCGCAGGCGGGGTAAACGCAGTGCCGGCAGCCGGAGCTACACCAGCAGCGGCAGCAGCAGGCGCAGCAGTTGTGGGCAGCGCAGCAGTAAATGGCGTGCCTCCAGCATAAGTTACAGGCGCGGCGGCGGCAGCAGCAGGCGCAGCAGATCCAGCAGCGGCACTAGCACCAGCTAAACCAGCACCTACGCCAGCTCCACCGTACGCACCCAAGCCCATCATCAAGCCTTTTTGCAAACTACCAGTGGCTAACGTACCAGCAGCACCAACAAGCAGGCCAGCAGATGCAGCACTAGATAGACCACCAAACGCTATTCCAGCGCCAGCAGGACCAAGCATGGCACCAGCAGCAATAGGCAAAATGGCCGACAGAAAGCCTGCTTCCGGCAGACCAGTTTCAGGGTTGATGGTAAGACTTCCGCCGTGCGCCATGGCCAAGGACTGTAAGCCGCTGACCTCCCGTGGGGTCATGTGAACAAGGACTTTGTCCTCGCCTCTGCCTGCGCTCTGAAGATGTTGGGCTAGGGTGTGCAGACTCATAACGCACCTTTGAGAAATTTTGTCAAGTTTAGCATGTAAGTCATAGCGCAGACGTAAATGTTGCCGTTAAAATAATTGACGGCGACGTAGGGTGCGCTGGGCTAGTTCCTGGCGGATACGTCACCGCCAAAGTATTGCCGCTATCTGACGCAAAGTAAATTTGGATGTAATCGTTGGCGTTTACCGGAATGATAATGTTCCACGAGATAATCGCCGTCGCTGGCTTGGTGGCTGTAATCCTGCCGGGGATGGTGCCAAGTCCTGCGCTGTAGTCGATATTGGATCCGTTCTTTGAGAACCATATCGTTACATTATCAACCGCAGTATCGAACGACAACAACTGCAAACTAAACTGGATGTTGTAGTAGCCAGCCGTCTCAAACACAACCTTGGACATATCTGTAGGGTCTAGCGCCACACCATTACTGCTGGTTGTCTCAGACATATAAAGCGGTACAGGGGCCGTGGCTGACTGCACCTCACCTACATACACACCGCTCAAATGTGCAGCGTTGCTTGAACCAAACTGGCCTCGCGTGCAGCCTGTAAACGAAGTTGCTGTTTTGCCGGTGTACGTTATGACTTCGGACCCAATAAGTATTGCTCCACTATCTTGGAAAAATTCTGTAGAAGCAACAGGAATGGTCGTGACTGCGTTGTTTATATTGGCAGTCAGTGTCGTAACACCGTCTTGAAAAAACGCACCCTGCGGTAACGCCAACGTATTAAGCGCACCTGCATTTAACTGGGCAATAAAATTATCAAGCTGAGAGAAGTACAAACGCAGGACGTTGTTCAACTGATCTATGTACTGACGGCTGTACTCCGTAGGCGCAACAGGCAGCGCCGGGGCTTTTGTCCTCGATAGAGTCGTAACCTCTGTAGTGACAATCTGTGTGCTCATCTGCGACCGTCAGGACGTACATCGATTCTGGGAGCGCCCAACTGCCACTGACAACCAAGCTGGTTGGACTCAATCTTGAACGCCATCTGTCGGCCACGCAGCCTTGTGTACACAATCTCAGTGAACTCCTGCACGGTATAGTTTCTGACTGATGCGTAGCTCTGCATGGATGTGACAGAAGCATTTGCCGATGCAGCGTACGGCGCACCAGGATTCTGACGCGGGCGCAGGCTGAACGTGACCTGTGGCTTGTCAGGCGTAGGCGTGCTAGATCCGTCAAACGTGATATCTGGGATCATCCTCCAGACGAAGCCATAGTTGTGGCCATCGCCGATATCAAAGTCTGATGACTGGATGTAAGCGTTGATCGGCAGGACTGTGCCGTTGACCTCGATGTCATCGTTGCCACTCTCGTGGAACACCACTGTGTGACTGTACGTGGCTGCCATCGGGTTCTCACGCAGCGGGCTGTCCAGCCATGCCGTGCGGCCAAGATTGCCGTAGTACCAGACCTGATCCAGATAGTTGTAGATCACGTACCGGTCAATCACGTCGCTGCCAGCGGAGCAGTAGAACCACCATATCTCACTGTAGCCTTCGTTCGTGCCGGCAAAGAACTGATCCTGCTGGTCAAGGTTGATGTTGCCGTAAACGTACTGACGCAGGCTGCATGGTAATGTTTCCACACGTCCGGTGTAAGCGTAGAACTTGTCCACGCCCATCCAGTAGGTAATGTTGTTTGCCGTGGCTACAGCGTTCGGGCCGGCTATCGAGATGTTGTCAGACAGGATGTTGAAGCCCCAGACGAAGGGTGGCCCAAGATACTGCATCGAGAACACAGCACTATCTGTAAATACCAGAATCTCCTGACGAGTCTGCTGGGCTGTGACGATGGTCGATCCCGATGACAGGCGGAAGCTACCAGCCTGATTCGTAACTGCCGGCGTCCAGACTTGGTAGTTCTCCTGATCTGACCAGCGGATCAGCATCGGATCCTGAGAGGTTTCGTTGTAGTCATTCACGCCGAACGTGATGACAAAACGGCTGGAGTCAGAGACCATCACAAAGTTACAAACTGACGGGCAGCCTGAATCTGTTTGATACACGCCAGAGCTGGTGCTCGATAGCAGAGTCGCAGGGGTGGTAAACAGCAGACTGCCGGCTCCTGTGTACTGCGGTATCCACATGTACAGCGCACCGCCGCGAGGATTGATGATCAGATAGTCACCGTAATTTGACTCTGACCACAAACGTAGCTGCTGCGGGATGCCGAACGCCGCTGACTGTCCCCAGCCGGTAAACGAGTTAGCGCGGTAGACGATGGTCCCGTTGGAATGCGTGGTGGCAATAGTTCCATTCGCTCCTCGCGTAGCGCCCGTAAACGTCGTGGCAGTGTTTCCAGTATAGGTGGCCAGCTCCGAATCCATCAGGATCGTGCCGGTAGCGTTGGAGAACCCGGTAGTAGATGTAACCGTGATCGTGGTATTCGATGCGTCTAGCGTGGCGCTCAGTGTCGTCTGGTTGGTGCCGCTGACAAAACCACCCCAGAGACCAGCGCCCCAGCCTGCTGCGTATCCAAACACAGCCTGGCCGATGTTTAACTGGTACGCAGCCGTCACCGTCCCGCCGCCGGTAGCATCAGCGTTGGCGTTGGCAGAAGCAGTGATGGTGTAGCTGTTGGTGTTGACGTACGTGATCCTGAACTCGCCGTTCAAGGTCAGGCCGCCCACAGCCGTAGCGCCCGAGAAGGTCACATAGTCGCCATCAATCGCGCCATGATCAGCGTCGGTAACCGTTACCGTTCTAGAGCCGTTGGTAGTCGTAAACGGATTGGTCAGCGTGGCTGTAGCTCTGATCGGTGTAATGTCGTTGTATACACCGCCGCTCTCAACGTAGTACTTAACGTTCGTGCCAAGGCCGAGCAGGTTGTATCCCCGCAGCGTCACCCAGTTCCAGAGCGTACGGGCCACACCAAGATAGGTGTTACTGGAGATGGGCTGCCAGCCGCCGAGCTTCTGAGGATACCCAGAACGAAAACGAATCTTGTCGCACTCAAACCAGCCGCCTTCATTGGCGAGCGTAGTGCCCTCGCGATTTACACCTGGTCGGAGTTGCAGTTTCTGTAATGGCACTTTTGCTCACCCATGATTTATGGCCGCCATCACTTTGTCGTACAAAGCTTGGCGAGCTTCAAGCCCAATATAACCACCGTTGATCTTCTTGGTCATGCCCTTTATATCAGAAGCATCCGCCAGTGGCGATAGGTTGTTAGTCTTCCAAAACCATCCGGCAGAACGGGCGGCATATATAGGTTCCAGCAGCAGATCAGGATTGGCTACCAAGTCCACGCCTAGCGCGTCTCCGCACCGTTTGTAATTATCCTTGCCAGTGAGCTGCTTTAGCCCTCTGCCCCGAAACTTCCAACCCTCGCCCGACTGCGGTGGACCGTTACCCATCCGTGAGCTGTAGACCATGTTGGCTATCAGCTCTGGCTTTTTCTCAATTGATAATGCCACCTTGGTAGGTATCAGCGCACCCTTGGCATCCCGCTTGGGCTTCTTGTTTGGGCCGAGTTCAGCAAACCTGTTAGGCCAGCAGGCCGCCAACGTCGCAGCGCGGTAGTTCAGGTTTTCCGTCAGCATGGTGTAGCCGCCAGACTCATGCGAGGTCTGGGCTAGGAAAGCGGCTACCCGCTTCTCGTTGTTGATCTCAAACTCAACACAGGTCTCAATCAGGGGCTGCAACCACTTGTCGGGATCCTTGATCTTGGCCGCAACCAGCAATGGGCTAGTCGGATTCACTTGCCAATCTCCTTCATCTTCTTGTCAGTGTCTTCCTGTGCTTTGTTGGAAGATCCGTACCAGAAACGTATCAGGCTGTTGATAGCTGTACCAATCAGGAAACCAAGGATGATGTTGATGAAGTCCCTGTTCTTGTTCTCGATGGGCATGAACGACACCATGAAGAAGTACAGGAACGAGACTATCGTGATGAACCAGCCGTACAGATATACGTGCCGTCGGATGATCGGGTCTGTGGATTTCATGGCTTCCATCTGCATGTCTGTTGCACGTTGGGTGGACTTCTCGTCCAGCTCTGCCATGAACTCGGCGTGGCGGTTGGCCTCTTCTTGCAGCTTGGCGTTGTACTCAGGGGTAGCTTCTCCTTCAGGCTTCAGCTCCATTCCAAGCTTTTCCTGAACCGCATCCACACCCTTCTCGATCACTTGGTCTGCAACCTTGTGCATACCGTTCTGGATCAGGTTGGAAACAATACCAGCTACGATAGGTAACATCTCAGTCCCCCTGCATCATCAACATCATCTTGAGCCGCAGCTCACGCATTTTCTTTATTTCTTCTACCGCTACCGCCGTCGCATTGTGCGCATCCATCAGCGCCATCCCAATCAACGGTATTGCTACTACAAAGGTCAGAGCCATTATTGCTAGACATATAATGACAATGACCGATACGTGTGACTCATCCTTATCATTATTAGGACGGCCCACATCCATATTGCTACGAACAGGATTGCCCCAATCCAAGTTGCCAGATTTTTTATCTGGTTTACCGCCCTTCTGCGTCGCCATGATGCAATCTGATTCTTCCTCAGTTCGTCAGCCAAAGCCGCGTTCTGCTCTTGCACGATCTCCTGCCAGGCTTTCTCCCACCGTGTGTACACGTTAGATAGCTCTGGCGGCGTCTGGTACACCATCATCTCGCGCACCTCTGAGAGCATAGAATCCAACTGCGTCCTAATCTGTATCCTGCGCAGCGCCCTCCGGGCTAGTGATTCGTCCCCCTTGTACAGCTTCCTAGCATTAGCTTCTTCTTCTATGAAAGCCTTGGCCAGCTTGTCATACTCATCTATGAACGTACCTAAGTAGTCCCAGATATCATTAAGCGCGTCTTGGGGGTGGGTTTTTGCCACCTCCTGAACGCGCTTGACCTCTTCTTGGTACTGCTTTGTCTGCTCCGGGCTGGGGTTAACCAGCTTGTGATACTGCTCTTTCAGATCCTTCAGCACTCCGCTGACGTCGCCGGCTGTAGACCTGACGTCCTTGTAAATTTTTATGCCTTGCTTTACAAGGTCGATTGCGGTGGTTGCGGCCTTGAAACACGCAGCAATCGTCAGCGGATCCACATTTTATGCAGCCTGCTGTGCTACCCAGCTAGTTGTAGCCTCATCCCACGAATACATCTGACCGTCAGTAGGCATATCCACAGGAGCCTTCCACTGGCAGGTGTCTTCGTTCAGCACCCAGCTTGCGAAGGGCTTGGGCGGGATGAACGCATCACGCTGCTCATCGTAGGTATAGCCAATACCGGCATAGTTCTTACGGATACGGGCGTTATAGCTAGTCTGCACCCAACGGCCTCCTAGAAGCCGCTCACAGAAAGCCGCGCCAATGTATTCCTTTTCAATGCCATTAGCGTCAGCCGTGTCCTTGTTGTCTACTACGATAACTTGCTCGACCACATTGTTCGGGCCAAGACGGGCAAAGTGGCTCATTACTCTTCTCCTAGTTGCAGTCCAGTTAAGCTCTCATCGACACCGATGTGCCCCTTGAGAAAGGTGTTAAACGCAATGCTGACACGAGTCTCGTTACCTACTTTCGTCTCAACCATGTGCTCAAGATGCGACGGGAACAGAATCAAATCCCCTGCCCCTACCTCAAACCACCAGCTCTCAGAGTTCCAGTGGTTCCATGTAGCAGGCTGAACCTTGATCCGCTCGTAGCCGCTCTTGTAAAAGTAAATCTTGTCTACCGACCTGTCAGCCTGCGGGTAGAACACACCGCTGATAAAGCTGTTAGGGTGAGCATGTTTGTGGTGATACTGCCCCGGATCAGTGTAGTTCGCCCATGATTGCGTGACATATAGCGCAACATCGCCCTTTGGGTCATGCACTGTCTTGAAGTATTCCAGCATCGCGTCTTCGATAAAGTCACGGATGTCTGTCAGTTCCTTGTCCTTCAAAATCGTGCGGTTTGAACTGGTAATGTTTCCTTGGTTCGGATACTTATCCTGACCAAGAATGTAGTCCAGCTCTGTTTTAGTCAGATCACGACCCAGACGGAAGAAGCCGATAGGTAACGGGAAAAGGTTGTGAATGTTCATCAATTCACCGCCTTATCGTATTCCTGCTGGCGACCTAGCAACTCTTCCAGTTGCTTCTTTGTCCACACGGTTTTAATGCTGTCCTCAAAAGCTTTGATCTTCTCCATAGTGTCATGCACTTCTTCCATCGTCGGGCATGGACGCTCATCCTCCCAGACGCTGAAGAAGTTGTTGGTGATCTCCCATCGTGCGCCCGGACGTAGCAGGTGCATCGCTGTATCAATACCGTAGAGCATGTACACTTTTTTCTCCACTCTCACTCTCCCTTTATGAGTTTAGTTTTAGGATAACTATGCCGGAACCTCCAGAGCCGCCAGCGACAAACGAGCCAGAATAGCCAGAACCACCACCGCCCCCTCCAAGGTTCGCAGTTGCTGCGGTCGGAATAGTTGAACTAGCAGTTCCATTGGCACCACCACCAGAACCGCCTGTTCCCGCAGTACCACCTTGACCACCACCGCCGCCGCCACCAGCGTAAGTTACAGAAGAACCAGTAAGCGTTGATGTCGTCCCATTTCCACCATTTCCGCCTTTTACTGCTGGCGATGCAACTCCAGCTTGACCACTTTCAGATGCTCCACCACCGCCACCTCCATTACCAACACCAGCTCCCGCAGCAGAACCACCTCCATTATTCCCCTGTGCAGGAGCCGTAGACGGAGTATTCCCAGCGCCAGCAGCAAAATTTTGAGTGCTCCCGCCGCCAGAACCACCTGCGGCACCGGCTTGGTTTGAGTCACTTCCTCCTCCGCCACCGCCGTTAGAGGTTATGGTACTGAAAATTGAATTACCGCCGTTTGAACCTTTTACTGATGTTGAAGCAGCTCCAGCTCCACCAGCACCTACGGTAATAGCATAAGTGGCTCCAGAAGAAACCGAAAACGCTGTGCCAGTTCTAAAACCTCCAGCGCCTCCTGCGCCAGCTAGAGAGCCACCTCCACCTCCACCAGCAACAACAAGGTAGTCCACACTTGTCACGCCCGGAGGAACAGTCCACGAGCCAGAAGCATTAAACGTCACTACGCCTGTCTGTGGGGCTAGGTATTTGATAATGACAATGCCGCTGCCTCCGGAACCGCCCGTCGAATTATTTGGGAAGCCGCCGCCGCCACCGCCGCCGCCTGTGTTTACAGTACCGGAACCAGCAACAGAACTTGCAGCACCATTACTGCCGTTACCGCCACCACCGAGACCGCCCGTACCACCTTGATTGGTTGTAGGGGTTGTTCCGCAGCCACCGCCACCCCCTCCTGCGTAAAATGTTGATGATCCACTTATTGAAGAAGCAGTTCCATTACCTCCTGCGCCCCCATTGTTCGGCCCAGAGCCGGGTCCCGCACCATTCCCGCCAGCAGCAGATGCACCACCACCACCGCCTCCAGAATCTGTTGCGCCGGGAACTGCGGCACCAGCGCCACCATTGTTTCCTTGAGATGGCGTAGTTGCAGGTGTATTTCCAGCGCCTCCAAGACCTACAGGACCACCGCCATTTCCTGTCCCGCTTCCACCAGAACCACCAGAAATTCCAGTTACAGTTGAACTGTTATCACCACCACCGCCGCCACCATTTGTGGTAATAGTGCTAAATATGGAATTTGCACCAGATACCCCTCTCCCATTATTGTTTCCAGCTCCGCCAGAGCCAACAGTAATTGTATAAGTGGTTCCGGGAATTACGGGAAATCCTGTTCCAGTTCTAAATCCTCCAGCACCGCCAGCACCATAATATTTTCCTCCTCCACCACCACCCGCCACTACAAGGTAATCCACCTGCGACACACCATCCGGGCATGTCCACGAGCCAGAGGAAGTGAAAGATAGAACAACAGTGTTCGTAGGTATGCCGGGCCATACGCCTGCCTTGATAGCCTGCAATGCCTGCTGTAGCGTCCATATCCCCGATGCCTGCGTCGTGCTCGGCAAGCGAGGACTTTTCGTCATTATTCTGCCGGGATAATCACTCATGTCTTACCTTATTGATTGCACTTGATGATGACGATACCTGAGCCGCCTGTGCCGCCGGGGTTTGGTGTTGTTGATGCACCGCCACCTCCACCACCAGTGTTTGCTGTACCGTTTATAGCATTTCCTCCTACCGGCCCGCCGTCGCCGCCGCCACCTGTACCGCCTACACCTTTATTCCCGCCATAGTCAGTGTTAGCACCTCCGCCTCCACCTCCGGAATATGTCGTTGAAATTCCAGAAATACTAGAGGCAGTTCCATTTCCACCTTTTCCGGATATGCCTGTGCCACTATTACCAGTTTGCCCTACCTCACTTGCGCCGCCGCCCCCACCAGAAGCATAAGGTGAAGAAAATGCTCCACCAGCGCCGCCGTTATTTCCTTGGGATGGTGAAGTAACCGGGGTATTTCCAGCGCCAGCAGTTCCTCCAGAATATCCACCACCACCAGACCCGCCAGCAGCTCCGTTCGGTGCACCACCACTACCACCAGCACCACCTCCATTAGAAGTTATAGTGCTGAGCGTCGAATTTCCGCCGTTGGTATTTGTAGCTCCACCAGCGCCAACCGTTACAGTGTATTCAGTTCCAGCAGTTACAGCCAAAGCTGATCCGGTTCTAAAACCACCGGCACCGCCGCCGCCAGATGATGAACTAGAACCACCGCCACCACCGCCAGCCACAACCAGATAATCCACTGTTGTCACGCCGACAGGAGCGACCCACTTCTGGGTAGAGCGGAATACATAAATGGATTGCGAGGGTGCGATATACCGGATAATGACAATGCCAGAGCCGCCTGCGCCGCCGTTTCCTGAGTTTGCGCCGCCGCCACCTCCGCCACCAGTGTTAGCTGTCCCATTGCTACCTGCGGTTGTCGAAGGGGCTGATCCATTACCTCCACCACCCACACCTCCTAACCCGGCGGTTCCGCCAGCAGGGCCAACTGCTCCACCGCCGCCACCACCAGCATAAGTAACAGATGCCCCCGAAAGTGTAGACGCAGTTCCAGCGCCACCGTTACCAGCGACTAAATTGCTCGGGCCAGAACTATTTCCGCCTCCAGCACTAGCGCCACCGCCGCCACCAGCTCCACTTTGGCCTGCTGTATTTCCACCATTACCACCAGCATTACCTTGTGATGGAGTTGTTGATGGCGTATTTCCTGCCCCGCCAGTATAAGTAGCAGGCCCAGAACCTCCACCACCGCCACCAGAACCGCCAGCAGCTCCGTTGTTTAAAGACTGCGCACCGCGTCCACCACCATTTGAAGTTATGGCGCTAAATATTGAGTTTCCGCCGTTGCTTCCAGCGCCGCTTCCAGAAGCCCCAGTTCCGCCAGAACCTACGGTAATTGAATACGTAGCCCCCGGAGTTACAGGAAGCGCAGTTCCAGTTCTAAAACCTCCTGCACCGCCACCACCACCAACGTCATATCCAACTCCACCGCCACCACCAACCACAAGGTAATCAACAGCAGTCACACCCGCAGGCGCAGTCCAGTAGCCGGATGCAGTAAAGGTCTGGACAACAGTTACCCCTCTAGGCCAACTGCCAAGATTCCAGATACCCGAAGCAAAGCCGGGCGTATACAGCGGAGAACTCGCGCTGATAATGTTGCCGGGATACCCGTGAATTGCCATGTTCTACCCTTACGAGCTGATCTGTTCGTAGCTGACTGAGAAAGTAATTGCGCTGTTCGTGCCGCTAGACACCACAATAGCCTTGTCTTCCAACAGATAAGTAGCCGTGGTCTTGTCCATCACGATCAGCGACGCATACGCAGGAACTGAGATGTTCGATGCAATCGGGAACGTGTTCGACGATCCAGTGACAACAGCCGTGCCAGCAGCAGAATTGCCACTGGTAAAGATTGCCACACTGACGTTCGCCGCCGTGTTCGTCTGGTTTGCAGCCACAATCTGGTCAAGCTTGAATACATTGCCTGAACCAGAGGTGTTTGTCACCAAGATAAAACTAGCCGTGTTCGCAGGGGTCAGATAGGTAGTCTGACCGTAAATCTGCGTAACGTTAACGATATTAGGGTTTGCCATTTTAGTAACTCCTTAGAAGCCGAAGATCATGGCCATCGCTATGGCCTTGCCTGTTGATACGCCAGCCGATTGAGCTTGGCTAACCCAAGTCGTGCCGTTACTGGTCAAAACATTGCCGCTTGCGCCGGGTGCCACAAAATTTACCGCAGATGTATTGTTGCCAATCATCACGCTGTTGGCCGTCAGGTTTGCCCTGCCAGTGCCGCCGCTTGCCACGCCCAGCGCATTTGTAATTGTCACATTACTTGCAGCAAATTCGGTAATGTAATTGACCGCCTGTGCCACATTGATGGAATCGTTATAGATAATCATGTTCCTACCGGCTGGCACCGTTACGGTAGTACCTGTCGGTGCGGCATTGGTGCCGTTAGAAATCACAACCGAGTTTGATAGGTTGTTGACTATCAAATACTGCTTCTCTATCGCAGGGATAAACAGCGTCTGCTGGTTGGTAATAGTGCCAACCAAATTCAATTCCAGATTACGTGCGACCTGACTAGCGTTTGTGTCTGTCAGGGCAATTGCTACGTTAGAGCTTGCAAACGTGACGTTGGCAGAACCAGTGATGGCTTCTTCCAAGGCTGTGCCAAGGTTCGTGTTGGTGGTAGCACCCCACGTACCTGCCTGATCGCCAGTGCCGATCAGCTCAATCTTTAACGAGGAATATGTACTAGCCATGATTCTTCCTTACTCAATGGTATTTATAATCCGCCAACTTACATTCTGACTGTCGTCAACAAACTCCCACAAGAACCTGCGAGTTACCCTGTCTGTTGCGGTCACTGACTCAGATATCGTGACCCTGACCGTTCCTGTAATTCCTAACTCTTCTGATGCTACCGTGCTTTCCTGCACCGACGACTGGAATATACCCAACGTCGATATCAACTCGGAAGCAGTTATCGCCTCCTGTATGGCGGTCTGCAACACAACCTGGCCGCTCATCGCCACGTTAGCATTTGCACTTTCCACGACAAACGCAGGAACACCAAACGCGCTTGTCAGAGAATCGTTGCCGGTAGCCGACTCCGAGACTATTGCTGCAAACGACGGTACGCTGCTTACCACCTCGCTCACCGCCGCAGACTCGCTGACGTTGGCCGGGAACTGTGGTGTAGCGCGAACCGTCTCACTTGCCGTCACAGACTCTGCTATCGACGTACCAAGTATTACATTCGTGCTGACAGTCTCAGAGCCAACCACCGACTCGTTAATCCTGCCACCTATGACAAAGAGCGATGAAACCGTTTCACTTACCGTAGCAGACTCTGACGTGCGAGCTACCAGAATCTGCGCCGCTGCTACCGTTTCCGAACCAGTGACCGTTTCAGCCACAGATACGGGGAAAATCTTTTCGCTTGCTACCGTGTCGCTGGCAACTACAGACTCTGCAACAGAGGCCAAGATCGCCGGGTTCTCGTTGTAGATGACCTGATCAGATGCGCTGACCAAACCACCATCACCTAGCCCCCAACCAGCCTGCCCCCACTGACCGTTGCCCCAGCCGGCATTAGTGACGAGCGGGTAGTAGACTGAACAGCCCCACCCTGCTTCGCCCCATGTACCGCTGCTGTAGCCGCCATCGACAATAGCCACTCATTACTCCACGGCTACGATCTGATCTGCCGTGAACCAACGCTCTGCCGGGGTGCCGTCAGTGTTCGTCCACTCCACCAAATAATAGATCGTGCCGTCATCGTCCATCCGCATCTTAGTGATCGGTCCTTGCG